CCCGCTACCTCATCGACACCGAGCCGGATGTCCTCCTCTGCCTGGGGGACCTGGCGGATATGCCCTCCCTCAGCAGCTACGATGGCAGCATCCTCACGGGCACCAGCCGCAAGAAAGCCTCCTTCAGCAACCGCAACATCCAGTCCGATCTCGCCGCCGCCAACCACGCCATCACCTGCCTCAACGAGTTTCGCGGCAAGAAGATCTTCTTGATGGGGAACCACGAAGAGAGGATCAACCGCGCCCTCTCCAACGTCCCCGAGTTGCAAGGCACCCTCGGCCTACACAACCTGTACTTGCATTCGTGGGAGGTGGTGCCCTTCCTGGAAGACTTCAGCATCGGGGGCATCGCCGCATCCCACTACTTCGTCACGGGGGTGATGGGCAAGTCGATTGGGGGCGACTACCCCGCTGCCAATCTGCTGCGCCGCCAATACCAATCGGCGGTGATGGGCCACAGCCACGTCTGGGATATAGCGATACGCAAGGGATCTCGAAAACTTTTCGGGCTGGTGGCCGGTTGCTATCTTGACCCAACCCAAAAAGAAGAGTATGCTGGACCTGCCCAGGGTATGTGGACTTCAGGGGTAACCCTTCTGCGCGACGTGCGCCAGGGCTTCCCTCACGGTGGGTGGGAATTCATCCCCGTCACGACACTGGAGAAAGCCTATGGCAAAGACCCCCGCATGGCAAAGAGCCGAAGGTAAGGATCCCAAGGGCGGCCTCAACGCCAAGGGCCGCGCCTCCTACAACAAGGCCAACCCCGGCAAGCCTGGCCTCAAGGCCCCGCAGCCCGAAGGCGGATCCCGCCGGGATAGCTTCTGTGCCCGCATGAAAGGGATGAAGAAGAAGCTTACGTCAGCAAAAACCGCCAACGATCCCAACAGCCGCATCAACAAATCCCTTCGGGCGTGGAACTGCTAACGGAGATATGATAATGGAACCTCTGATGAACTTCAGTGAAGCGTTGCAACACATCAAAGAAGGCAAGCGTGTCGCCCGTATGGGGTGGAACGGCAAGAGGATGTTCTTGTTCCTTGTGCCGGGTTCGACTTTCAAAGTTAACCGACCGCCGCTGCTGGGGATTTACCCGGAGGGGACGGAAATCAATTACCACGCGCACATCGACATGAGAACCGCTGACGGGAAGATCGTTCCGTGGCTCGCATCTCAGACTGATCTGCTTGCAGACGACTGGTCGATTGTCGATTACGTGTAATTAGGCGTCTGCTTGGCGGAGAACCGCTAATGGCTAAGTCTACCCCCAAAAACCCCAAGCTGTGGGCTGCAACCAAAGCTGCCGCCAAACAAAAATTTGACGTGTATCCTTCGGCTTACGCAAATGCGTGGGCAGCCAAGGAATACAAGAAGAAGGGTGGAAGTTGGGGTGGCGCGGACAACCGCGTCAAAAAGAAATGAAGGGCGGCCTAGGCAAGTGGTTCGGTGAGAAGTGGGTTGACGTAAAGACCGGCAAGGAGTGCGGTCGCAGTGGCGCAGAGAAATCGAAGCGGGGATACCCCGCCTGTCGCCCCGCTGCTGCCGCTGCGAAGATGACCCCCGGCCAAAAATCTGCAATGGCCAAGAAGAAGACCGGGCCAGCCCGAAAGAGTTGGCCGGTATCACCCTCCGGAAAGGCGAAGTAAGATGCTGCCAGCAATCGTGTCGATGGCCCCGGCCCTCTTCAGCTTGATTGATAACCTCTTCACCTCCGACAAGGAAAGGGACGAGGCCAAGCTGAAACTCATTCAGATGGAGAAGACGGGTGCCCTTGAGGAACTCAAAGTTTCTATGTCTGCGATCCTTGCTGAGGCGCAGTCCGCAGATCCCTACACCAGCAGGGCACGCCCCACCTTCCTCTACGTCATGTACGGGGCGATCCTCCTCTGCTTCGTCGGATCTATCATCGGCATCTGGTTCCCCCACCATGTGGCTACCGCCGCCACAAATCTGGGAAGTCTCCTCGCCGCCATCCCCGAATCCCTTTGGTGGCTCTTTGGCGCGGGCTACCTGGGCTACACCGCGACCCGCAGCTTTGATAAGTGGAAAGCCAAATGAGCCGGTTTGAGACGTGCCTGGACTTCGTGCTGAAGGAGGAGGGCGGCTTCGTGGATCATCCCCAGGATCCGGGCGGGGCCACCAACCACGGCATCACCAAAGACACCTGGGAGGCGTGGGCCAAGAAGCCCGCCACCACCGCAGACATCCGTAACCTGAAAGTGGCGGATGTCATCCCCATCTACCGGGATCGCTACTGGGAAGCGGCCAAGTGTCCCCGGCTACCGCTGGGGGTGGACCTCGCGGTCTTCGACTTCGCTGTGAATTCGGGACCCGCCACTGCAATCCGCCATCTACAAAAGGTGGCCGATACCGAAGTGGATGGTTTGTATGGACCCGCCACCAACGCTGCCGTGTGGGGTTCCGATGCCACCCAGTTAATCTTCGACTTGTGCCAGAGTCGATACCTATTCTTGCAATCTCTCCACCACTTCCCTACATTCCGCAAGGGATGGACGGCGCGAATTGCGCGAGTCCTCAGTCAGTCTCTAGCTTCTAGGATGATCTAATGATCTACTTCGATTCGGTTCTCTACCCGGAACCTACGCCCGACACCCGCTTCTACGGGATGAATGTTCCCAACCTGGAAACCCTGCATCAGTTGATGGTCTACCAGATCGGATTGCTGGAAGCGATCAGCCGCGCCAACATCAACATGCAGATCTCACGGCCCCCCATGAAGAAGAAGATGGCCGAAGGCAACCCCAAGGTCAAGAAGAAGCGGGAAAAGAAGGTAAAGCAAGTGTAACACTCCGTGGCAAATCACATACGAAAGCGCCAAATCCAAATCAAACTGGTCAACACCAAGATCTGGCGCTTCCCCAAAGGCATGACGTTTCTCGACTACAAGCGCATTGCTAACCGTTTGCTAAAGAGAAAAACAATCGACAAGGAGTGGGTCAGCCACATGCTGGGAAGGCCGGCGGGTCCCACTCTTTACCTCTGGATCATGCGTAGGTTGCAGGACGAGGGAAGGTTGGCGGGCCGCATGGTCAATCCAGATGCGCCCCGGATACGGCTTCGCTCGAAACTGCTGCCCTTAATTGTCGGTAAGCCGCGTCCACGCAGGACTTCAACTCCTCCAGGGACTCCAGGGAGTGAACCGAGGCGTCGGGGAAGACCTCCTTCAAAAGCGAAGGCACCGATACCTGCACCTCCTGAAAACCTCGATGGTCTCCCACCCGCAACACCAGATAGCGACCCGAAATTCCAAGTCGCATCGTGAGGTTGTAGGTTATCGGTGGCAAGCTAAGTTCCATTGTCACCTCCACATGATCTCCGCATAGCGGTGGGTTGTCATGCCCAGCACATACTCCAGATCGCAGCTATCCGGGTTCCCCCTATTCAGGTTGCGGAACACCTGGGCACAGGCGACAGGCCCTGGAAACGCTTCAATCACTGCGGGCAAGTAGACATCAAACAGTTTCTTCTTGGCCCCCGGCCTATGTGATAGCTTGACCTCGATGACGAGGGTCGGGGCCTTGGGCCGCAGGACGATGATGTCGGGTTGGCAAAAGCTTTTCCCCACATACAGCCACTGGCCGTGGATCAGCGTGGCCGAAGGATCCAGCAAGCCTACCAGATCCCGCACCACCCGCCTCTCGTAGTTAACGCCGCGCCTTTGTATACGATTGTACGTATCGGGCGGCAGGATCTGGGGTCTCGACCCTAACATCACAGAGGACATCCAACAACGCTCCAATGATTTCCGTGGGGTTGCCCTGCTTGTCCCGCAGCGATGCGTCGCGCATCACCTTGAGGGGCACCCCATGCTGCAACGCAATGCTTATCACCGTGGCAGCGGTGCAGCAGATGGCGTAGAGGTCGGTCCCCGCCCGTGGTCCCGCGATGAAGACTTCCCGGATCGCACCGTCCGCCACGCTGTAGGAAACGTGGTACCTCTCTCCGTTGAAGAGCAACTCCTCAATCGTGGATTCCCTGCGATTGGGGAGTCGGTGGCGCGAACTGAAAGTTACAACGGATGACATACACGGATCCTTCCTTGAAGACTTCGACGGGGACCTCACGGCCACGCTTTCTGTAGTAGGCCCTGATCTTGTTGGCCAGATTCTGGCTGTGGTATTTGCTACCTAGGTAGTCAGGCAAGTCCATCGGGGTTGTCCTTCTTCCGCTTCCCCCAGTTCATCCCAGTCTGGGATTCCCAGGGAATCAGCATTTGTCTCTTGACCCCGAAGATGTCGGTGACTTCGATGGGGTGCGTGAGGCATTCTACTATCTGCGGTAGTAGGACATCAACCTGATCCTTGGGGATCTGGCCGAAAGCTGCGTCGTGGATGTTGTTGAGGATCTGCACGGAAGGCAACCTAGTGTATATTTGCAGCAAACCACGGGAGGTCATGTCCCCCACCGTGGATTGTGGGACGTAGGCGATTGCCGCCCGCAGCGTCGTGTCGTCGTAAGGATTACCCCAAAAGTTGCGGACCCTGCCGAAAGGCGTCACCAGCCGGTGGGTTGTCTGGATCTGCTGGTTGACCCAGGCGTGCCACTTCCTGATGTTGGGGAAGGTCTTGAAGTACAGCTTTTGAAACTCTTCGATAATGCTAATCTCAACCTTGAGTACAGTGGCAATGGTACGGGCAGTACCACCGTAATTACTACCGTGCGCGGCCCGCTTTGCAATGTCGCGATAGGACATTTCTCGATAGTATTTTCTATCGGCTAATTCCCGCTTGGGTTCGAAGCCGAAGACCATCGAGGCCACCATCGTGTGGACATCGCCGGATTCAACGGCTTTGATGTAGGCTTCGTCTCCCGCCAGGTAGCCGACGACGCGGGCCTCCGCGCCCTGCTGATCGCAGTTGAAGAAGATGTATCCGGGATCGGGGATGAAGATGCGGCGGACGTAGTCATCGATGTTTTGAAGGTTGCTGCCCCACCCGTAGGGGTGACTGCTGCTACTCCACCTGCCGGTGTCGGTGCCGCCTATATTGAAGTTGGCGTGCCACCTACCATCCGGGGACAACCGCTTCATCACGGTGTCAATGGTCTTCTCCAGATCCCGCATCTGCAGGAGGGGAGTCGTGATGGGCATGGCCCTAGTGTATTCCCTATGTAGTTTCTCCAGGGTGTCCCGATCCGTGGAGACTTTCTTCTCCCCCTTCTTCGACACGATGACTTCGGGCAGGTACAGCCGCTGGTACAGGAGTTCCTGAAGCTGCTTGTAACTGCGGGGATTGTAGGTTTTGCCGAAGACTTTCTCGCAGATGTAGTCGAAGTTATCGACCACCTTGGTAAGGCTGTTCTGCAACTCGGCTGCCATCTGGTCGCGCGTGTTGAGGTCAATGCGGATCCCCTTCTCCATCATGGCAACCACCATGGGGAGAAGCGCCCTCTCAAATTCGTAGGTGGGGCTGCTGGGTATCGCGGCTTCAATCTCCCGCGTCATCATCCCGTCGAGACCGTTGTAGATCGTCTGCTGGAGGATGGGATCCATCGGCGGCAGGTTGTCCGTTGTGATGCGCTTCATGAAGAGTCTCTTTCAATTTCTCTAGATCGTGGATGATCCGCATGGCGTATATGGAGAAGTCCTGCAACTCTTCCTGGGCGTGGGTCAGCCACTGGTGAAGGGTCAGGTCGCCTCGCTCCATTGTGGTGCCGTACTTGCGGAAGCCAGCCGCTGCTCGTTGCTGGAAGGACTCGACCACGGCCTGGGTGTACTTGTCCATTGGGCTTCAATCTCCCGGCTCAACTGCCTCAACAGCGACAAGGCGTGGGTTTCGGATATGGGGATTTTGTGGAAGACATCCCCCACCATCACGTTGAGGTAGATGGTGTCCTCCCTGGTAAAGTAGGCGAGGTCAACCGCCACCGAACAATGCGGCACGGTTGATAGCCCTGCCCTCCTTGATCATGCGGGCCACGGATTCCCGGAAATACGCATAGTCGATGTCGAGGAGACAGCAGAAGTCTTTGAGGTTGGTGGCTGACGGGTGGAAGATCACCGTGCGCGCCTGGTCCCGAATCACCGGGGTGGATTTGGGGGAGGTGGCATCCTCCACAGCCTGGACGATGACGGCCAGCATCAACTTCTCTTCCGGGGTGTACTCTTTGGGAGGAGTGGGATCCACATGGGCGTGGTAGTTGATGGAGTCCCATCCCCCCATGATCAGACTCTGGTTGGACTTGTACTCCCGGTTCTGCTTCTTCCCCTTCCTACTCATCTTTCTTGTTCCTATCTTTTACCTTGCCGATCCGCAGCAGCTTCCACGACTTCTCGTTACAGTAGATGCTGCCCAGGAAACCCAGGGATTTGGGCCACTCAATCTCATGGCTGTGGGACAGCAGCATGGTATCGTCTACGGGATACTTGATGTCGATGCCCCACCGCGTCAGATACGTGAGATCGTAGACGGCATTGTGCGCCAGCTTGTTACAGGAAGATGCCATCAATGTGTTGATTGTGTTACGGATGGGGGTGATGTCGGGCCACGTTGCGTAGGGTTCCACCAGGGGAAACACGTAGACCTGGGTGGGCGATGTGGCAAAGCAGATCATGGTGATCTGTTGCTGGTGGGTCTCGATGTCGAAGGCGAAAGATCCCGCCGCAAGGATAGCAGCTTCGGCCCGCTTCGCATCTTCCACGGTTTCCACGATGTTGATGGTGCGGCGGGGGAAAGTGCTGGTGGGTTTCTGGGATTCGGCCCACGCCTTCTTCAGATCCATAGCCAGTACGGGCAGGAGGCTGTGGTCCTTTACGAGGGCGCGGGGGTGGTGCGTCCCGATGACTCGGCAATCTGAGGAGTATACGATGGTGCCTCGATGATCCGACAGCTTCTCACCTGTGAGGGTCCAAAAGGCAAGGTCACCCATAGCGAGTACGAGGTTACCGTTTTTGAGGGTGTTTCGTACTCGATGATAATCTGGGATGTACTCGGATCGGAGGTAGCCCAGTTGTTTGTGCTTTGGGTTTCCAATGGCTTCATCGGGTGCGCCCTTCGATGGGTGGAAGAAGCTTGAGGGATTGTTGAAGCGCGGGGGATGCGGGAAGAGGGACACAAATTCGTGCTGCCCTAGGTGGGCATACCTTGCTGCTACCTTCAGCAGCTTGGCAGGGTAGCCCGACACCGGCAGATTCTCCTTCACATCCTGGATGGAAGGGTAGTCAACGACAATGATCATTTGACAATGCTTGGATCCGGATAGAGGAAGGGGCGGGCAACCCCCTTGGATCACCCGCCCCCTTAAGTCACGCGGCCATGAAGGACGCCACGTTGAGGTACTCTTTGCCGTCCCGGCCCTTCTCGGCCTTGTAGTCGAACTTGGCTTCGACCCCAACCAGAGACTCGAAAGCCTCCTTGATCGGCACCGCATCCGTGAGATCCGGATTCAGCTTCTTCATCGCAGCCTTGCTGTACTTGATCGCCGCGTCCGTGAAGTAGAGGCGGCTGGTACGGAGACTGCGGTTCAACTCGACGCCCTCCAGGTCCTGGCCCGACAGGGCTTCCCGCGCCTTGAACTCAAGGATCGCGAAGGGCTTGTTGTCCTGCGTGGTCTCCAGCTTGTAGCCAGAGACGTAGCCGAGGTAACGACCCGGCGGGATCTCGCGGATGTCTTCGACGCCTTCAAGGGTACGATTCCAGAAATCAGTCATGTCTCTTCTCTTTCTCTTCTCACTGTTCGATCTGCTTGAGGATGGCACCCAGATCGAATGGTGCCTCTGCAGTCACCCGGTGGGGTGCGCTGCATTTCAGGTAGCCCATATCACGGGTCGTCTGGGTTTGCAACATCGGCTTGCCGTCTTTGCTGCGGGTCGCCAACCAGACGTTGTTCATGTAACGGGCCACGATGGTGGGAAGCTGCTGCCCCAGGAAACTGGGGAATGCCTTGATGATGCCGCCCGTCTTCTGGTTCTCGATGAGACGCAGGTGGGCGATCAGCACCAGATGGAAATTGTACTTGTCGGAGGTGAGGCGGGCGATCTGGTTTTCGAATCGCTTACGCATGACATCCCAGAGGCTGCGGTCGAAGCCCGACTTGTCGTCCACGATCCCGTTTTCCTTGAGGATCTGGGCCATGCAAACGTCGTTCCAGAAGGTGGCGGAATCCACCACCAGCACCGTCCTGCTGTCCCACTCCTCCAGTGGTCCGAGATCCTCATCGGGCAGGGTCCACTTGGTGGTCACCGCAATGGACTTCTTCCATGAGTCAGGATCCTTGGAGCCAATCGAGAAGTAGCTGATGTTGTCAGCCTTACCTTCCTTGAGGTAGGCTGTCAAGATCCCAAGGTTGTTGTCAAGGTCGAGGATCCTGACCTTGTAGTCCTGGTTGGCGAGGGTCGCCATCAGGCCGGTCTTGCCCGCCCCCGGATCACCGAGGAGGAGCAGCTTCATCCGCTTCTGGTTTGGGTGTTTCGAGAAAACAGGCATTCTACATTCTCCAGTTCTGATTCATCTGCCCAACTCAGGGATCCGTCAGGCAATCCAACGGTATAGATTGGGCTGGGGTCGCCCTCTACGAGGACGGTGGTACCAGGGGGGAACTTGTTGATGGTGGTCTTCGTGGTAGATCTGTGAGTCCAGCGTATCATTTAGAAGTTACACTCGATATCAACTTCGCGAAGGATCTCGCGTGACAGACTGATCTCTTCAGCCCATCGGCTAGCAAAAGAAGGATCCATAGGCGCGCAGACCACACGACGTATTCCTTTGCTGGCGATGGAGAGGGCACAGAGATTGCACGGGGGGTGGGTCGTGTAGAGGGTGGCCCCCTTGGTGGGGAAGGCCGCGTTGTCCAACACGTTCCGCTCCGCGTGAAGGGTGTACCTTAGACGAGTGGCCCGATCAGTCAAGCGTTTTGTGGAATCTTCCAGGCCAGGGGGAAACCCGTTGTAGCCTAGGGCCACCTGTGTCTTGGAGGATCCCACCAGGACGGCACCCACCTTGGTGCTGGGATCCTTGGACCAGGCGGCAACGTGGGTCGCCAGATCCAGGAACCTGTTATCCCACTTCTGTTGTGTTGTCGAGGACGACATCCACTAGTTCTCCCATGCGTCGGAGGAGGGCTGAGGCTTTCTCTGCTGTCTCGTCGCAGGTGAAGTACATACCGCAGTAGGTTCCGTTACGGCTTGCGTTTGCGAGATGCCGGAGGAACTCCTCGCTTACTGCTGCTAGTTCTAGGGACATTGGGTTTCCTTTTGTTGAGGATGGTGACGAGTTCTTCGGTGATGGTGTCCACGGTGCGGGGGTTACCCGACACCGGGACGATCACCAAGATCTGCTTGCGGTTCCGGAAGATGGACCCACCTATGTGGGTGTAGATCATTTGATGGTGCAGACCGAAGCCACGGGGCAATACTCTTCGCAGCGGACGTTGGATCCCTTACGAACTTCAAGGAAGAGTTGCTTGCTATCTTTCTGGTTGGCCATGAAAGCGGTGGCTTCCGACTCGGTATCGAAGAGGCGGACTGCGGTCTTACGTCCTTCCTTCATGACGGCAACCTTGGGCGGACGATGCCAGCGATCCTCCAGCGTGCAGGGCGGCACCTCCTTGTGGTACTGAATGCGCTGGGTGATCTTCTCCTGCGCTTCTTCCACGGACCAGAGGGGGATGTCCACCACCTGCACCGGCAGGGATGGGTAATCTAGGCTGCGGTCTGCCGATCCCTTGTGCCAGTCCCGCAGGAAGGCCACGATCTGCAGATGCTTGACCTCGACCCCATTGCTGCGGAGGAGGAAGGCATACGTGTTGAGTTGGTTCTCCCACTCAGGTTCCACCAGGGAGTGCTTGAAGCGAGGAACGGAAGTGACCTTGTAGTCTTGAAGGATGCCCTCTTCCAGGAGGAGTCTGTCGAATTGGCCACTCAGGAGGACGCCATCGACGTGGGCGAAGAGACGCTTCTCCGGTATGGCTTGGTTGTCGTAGCGTGCCATCACTGCGTGGAAGCCCACACCTAGGAGAGATCCCAGAAGATCGCTGGCATCCAGAGGCAGATCGGGGTGCTGCTTCTGGAGGGCCACCATGTGGGGCGGCTTCCAGAGGGAGGTGGCTGTGAGGTCCGCACCTCCTGAGTCGTACTCGTTTGCTTCCAGTGCAGCGACCATGGGCTGCGGCAGGTTGTACTTATTTGATAGCTTCATGGAAACCTCTTACCTTTCGGAGGGAGACGCATTCGGGGAATCCCAAATGCAGGTTGGCGGGAAGTGTTGCTTTGATTTCAAGGTAGCGGCTGCGGCATTCCTTTACGGACTCGACTTCTTCGATCACCGCAACGCAGAGACGGTGCCCCGGTTGTTCCCCGAGGGGACAGGCCAGGACGTAGAGGGCGAAGAGGTTGGGGGTCATATCTTCCTCTTCGGCTGGAGGATCACGTCGAAGCCAAGCACATCGGCCACGGCCATAACAAGAGAAAGTTTGGGGTCGCGCTCCCCCTTGGCCCAGCGGCGGACGGCTGCCCTGCTGACCCCGCTACGACGGGAGGTCCCCTCAAAATCGCCCGTGGCCTCCTCGACATACACCTGATAGAGTTGCTTGATGAGGGGGTTGCAGTTGGGGGCGGCAGCCTTGACCCGCTTGCGGGCAGAGACCATGGCCCCGGCATCGGAGATGTGGCGAAGGTGGATGTCCCGGTTGGTCCAGGTGCGGGTACCCCCATGGCTCACGGCAGATACCTCAGACACAGGATGAGGATGGAGGTTGAGAAGGATGCGATACCCACAAACAACCACACTAGGAGGGTCCACTCCTTCCAGTCCAGGTTCTTGCAGAAGGGCTTGACGACGTAAGGTGTGGCACACAACCCAGTGACGAGGAGGACTAAACCTAGACCGAATAGCATGATGATTCCTTTTCCATATCTAGAAGTGCAGTCAAGATTTCTGCGGCGACTTGCGGGACGATCAAGTAGTTGATCGCACGCTGAAGCGTTTCTGGGTCATCCTTGACGGTCCCGAGGATATGATTGCAACCACGGCAAAGCAGTCCGCGCACCTTGCCGGTCGAGTGGCAGTGATCGACGTGAAATACGCCTTTAAATTGTGCCTCTTCCGGTGCTAGGCAGATTGCGCACTTCCCGCCCTGCGCCTTGAGCATTGCATCGTAGGCTGCCAGTGACACGCCATACTTTCGCACCAAGTGGCGCTCGCGCGTTTCATTCTTGACGGCCTGATAGCGGCTCCGCTCGTATTCAGGCTTCGTCTTTCTCCATGCTCGACTGTCCACAATTGAGCATGCTTTACACTTCGACTTCGGCTGCCCGCGCCTGCGGTCCACCCAAAACTCATCAAGCGGCTTTGTCTCGCCGCACTTCCCGCAGCGTTTCATTGGCGCACCTCCATAAACGCAGCTAGGATTTCGGCCGCAAGCGCCGGGACGATGGCGTTGCCATAGGCGCGCAGTCGTCCCACTCGGTTGGATACCCCATGAGCCAGCGGGAATGTGCAGGGTTCAACTGGCCTGGCTTTGCCGTCGCGGCAGGGGATCCAGTCGGCTCGGGACCAGAAGCCAGTTGTGCCTGGTCCTGCAATGCCGCCGATCTGTTCTCGCCTTTCCCAGCCTCCGTGTAGCGGTTGTAGTCGGTCCCCTTCGTGTCGTGGACTGTCGGCGTCGCCCATCCAGCCAGCCTCGCCACCTCGTTCAGCGGCGGTCCCTTCCCGCCCCTGTCGTGGACCCCATCCAGATCCGCTCCCTTGTGGTCCCGCGCCTGAGGAGTGGGCCACCCACCACAGACGCTGCCTGATGTGGGGCGCGCCGACGCTCGCAGCGCAGAGATCGATCGCCCCTGTGGCGTAGCCCTCACCTTCCAAATCAGCGCATACACCGTCGAGCCAGGCGAGACCTGCCCGGCTTGCCACTTGCTCGCCAACGACGACAGGAGGCCGGAGGGCTGCGACCAAGCGGTGCATTTCGGGCCAGAGGTGCCGTGCATCTGCGGTCCCTGCTCGCTTGCCGGCGTTGCTGAAGGGTTGGCAAGGGCAGGAGCCAGTCCAGAGGGGTCGGTCGTCGGGCCATTGGGCGAGGCGTGCGGCGTAACTCCACCCTCCAATACCGGCGAAGAGATGGACTTGGGTGTATCCTTTGAGGTCGTCGGGTTGCACATCAACAATACTCCTTTCATCCACGATGCCGGGGGCAATCAACTTGGCAGCAATCAAGTTGCGTAACCACTCGGCAGCATACGGATCGTTCTCATTGTAGTAAGCGGTCATGCCTTCACCTCATCCAAAGCGGCTATCAGGTGGCAGCCTATCCTGCCAGTGCGAATGTGATCTACGGGAAGGGCCATGTCGGCACGCCACGCGTCGGCAGCCTCCCGTACCTTCTCCAACACCTCGACGCGGGCGCGCAGCCGCTCGATTTCGTCGGCGGCTTCGCCGATCACGCCGACACGTCCAAAGTCCGTCATGAGATCTGGCGGGACGCGCAGTTTCTTTACGATATCTTCGCTCATGGCATCGTCACCAAAATTGCAGGGGATACACTCAGTAA